GGTGTACCCCCCGTGGTCGTGGTCCGCGACGACGCGCGCGGTGAGCCCCCGGAGGGGGGAGGGCTCCCCGACGAGGTCGCGGTGGTCGGCGGGGAAGGTGATGTTGGTTCCGAGGTTCATCTGGATTTCTCCTAGCGGTTGGGGGTGATCGGGGTGAGGGCGGCGGCGAGGGGGGAGAGGGCGGCGGCGGTGTTGTTCGTGTTCGTCATCATGATCAAAGTATCCAGTCCCCTCGGAACTCTGGCACCCTCCAAATCGCAGAAAGGTGCAGATTCATGCACGCCGACAGCCCGGTCCAGCGAATGCCGAACCGGGCTGTCGGGGGATGAGCGCGAGGCGCTAGGAGGCGAGGGCTTCGTGTATGCGCCGGTCCCAGCCCCCGTCGAGGTCATCCACGATCTCGTCGTCGGGGTTGAGGCTGACGGTCGCGGCGATCCACGCCGCGAAGGCGACCTGCTCGGCGTAGGTGATCCCAGGAAGCTCGCCGGGGCTCGCCATGATGGCATCGACCTCGGCACGGAACGTGCCACGGTCCAGGTCCGAGCGCTCCTGCTGGTGCCGGTACTCGACGCGCAGTTCGTGGAGGGTCTTCTTGGCTGCTGCGGGCATTACCAAGTCGTCGCGGCTGCGGTCTTGACGTCGGTCTTGACGTACCCGTCTGGCCCGAATGAGACGATCGCGACCTCGGCGGCGGCGTTGTGGTCGCGGGTTAGCAATCCCCGAGCGACCACGGTGGACGCGAGCAGGACGTCGGCGTAGTTCGTGAACATTCCACGGATCTGCCAGGGGGCGGTGCTGGTACACCGGGACACGAGCAGGTCAATGTAATCAGCGGTCAGGGTCATCATCGGCGCGTTGAGGTTGGTGGCGGCGGCGGTCATGTTGTTCGTGTTCGTCATCATGATCAAAGTATCGCGGGGTCGCTGAACGATGGCACCCGGGAATTTGCTCGTCCCCTCAGAAATATGGCAGGGTGGACGCCGTCGCCGCTGGAGGCGGTGCAGGAGGAACGTTGAAGATGTTGATGCACGCCCTGACCCGTGGGCCGACGCTGGTCGTGCGCGGCGACGAGATCATCGCGGTGATCGAGGATGGCTGAGTCGCAGCTGCCGACCCGCACAGAGGCCGAACAGCGCCTGCTCGACGCCGTAGAGGCCGAGGGCTGGCCCGCCCACGTCCAGGCGCTCTACGAGGAGATCGCGGCCCTGTCGACGGCGCTCGGGATGCCGACGCCGCGCCTCTCGGCTGCGGGGCTGTCTTCTGGCGGGCCGGGAACCATCCTGGCGTCGTTCCAGCAGCTGGGGACCGCGGTCAAGCAGCTGCAAGGCATCGCCCTGGCGAACGAGGCGCGGACTCGCGCCATGCTCGCCGCCATCTGCGAGATCGATCCGCTCCGCGCTCCGATGTACCGGGCGATGGTCGAGCAGGCTGTCGACATTGCCCGCCAGGAGCAGGACCCCGACAAGATCGCGGCGCGACGGAAGACCGGCGTCATCCTCGACTCCTGATAGGGTCGGCGCGTGGCAACCTTCCTCGTCGTCGTCGGAGCCAACGAGCGCTCCCGCCTCCAGTACGCGGTCGACCGCTCTGCCCAGACGGGGCAGCTGTCGGCACGCGCGACTGAGCGCGACGACGGCGGGTTCGACACCAAGTACTACAAGACGATCGACGGTACCGGCGCGACCGACGGCCCGATGCGGACGCTGTACCTACACCAGAAGGCGTTCGGCAACGACGACAGCGCCGTGCTCCTCGCCACGGCTCAGACCGGGATCCTCCACGGTTGCGTGATCAGCGCGGGCCCGACGAACGGGCGATTCAGCGTCAGCGCGGGGCAGTTCATCGTGCTGGACGAGACGTCGCACCGGTTCGTCATCGCCACGCTGGACGCGGCGAGCGATGTTGTGGACTCATTCCCGGCGGCGCTCCTCACCTACATCAGCGTCGAGGTCGACGTGGCCGCTGGCCGCGACTCGTCCCTGCCCGACGCGCCCTGGAAGGGGAAGGTGGTCCAGCGAACAACGCCGTACCTATGGACCGAGTCGGGCTCTCGCGTACGACTCGGCTCCATCGGAAAGATTGGAGGCGTCGCCGCGGTCAACGCCTCCAATGAGCAGTGGCTCGCGCGAAGCTCAGGCGCGCCCCGCGAGCTGCTGGACGCTGTCGGGCCCCTGAACCTGAGCGGCAACGTCTTCCGGCCAGCCCAAGCGGGCGGTGCGATGGAGATGCTCCGCACCGCAGGCTCGGCGTTCCGGGCCTCCGCGAACTATGTGAACAGTCTGATCGCGCCGAACACGCGCGCCTCCTCCGCGATCGACCCGGTCGAGTTCTCGTACATCTATCAGGACGGCGTTGGGGGCACGACGACGACCGCGCAGCGCACGGAGATCGACCCCACGAAGTACGACGACGGCTCTGGGACGCTCCAGAACGTCAGCAACAACGACTGGACGATCCAGCAGATTTACCTGTCGCCGACGACAGACTTCGTCGCGGTGGGCTACGGCCAGGAGGTCTGGAACAACTTCACCGACGCCGAGGACGCCTATGCGCGGCACTACACCGAGGTGGAGCAGCGCATCAAGGACAACCTCATGCGACGCGGCTCGGTGATCGTGCGCGGGAACGCGACCGATCTGAGCGACCCGAGCGACGCGGTGTTCGTGTCGCACGGTCGCTTCGGCGGCGTCCCGGGCTGACCCCACGCTGGACGGGCTCCAGGACGCGGGGTACCGTCACGACCATGCCGACCATCCAGAGCTCCAGCATCAACGTCGACGTTCCCGACGCGGACCCCGGAGCCGTCAACATGACGATCCCGGCTGGCTCGGTCGGCCCGATCTCCCTGACCCTCTTCGACGCGGATCGCTCGCTGCGGGTGCAGCTGTTGGAGATCAACAACGCCGGCATCGTGCCCGCGCCCTACGTGGTCGAAGGTGGACAGCAGGTTGTCCTGTTCGAAGCGGGCGAGATCGTCGGGCCGGCGCACGGCTACGCGGTGTGGCACGACAACGGCGCTGGCGGCGACGAGGACGCGACGCTGGTCACGCGGTCGCGGGCGTAGCGTCGTGCGGCTGGTCCCGAAGGCGGGAGGCGGTGGCGGGCCTACGCCGCCCACGATTCTGAGCCTGACCCCTGGCTCGGGCACCTTCACAGCCTCTGGCGGGAAGGTCGTCGGCGGAATGTGGGACGGGTTCGATCTGTTCGACCCCGATGGGCAGTTCACGAACATCGTTGGAGACGGCGCTGAGTCCGTCGTGAACACCGGGGTCGCCAGCGGCTACTTCCGGCCCGCCTACGAAAACGGCACCCGCTTCGATGACTACGGCTTCGCGCTGACCCGCGACTCAACCGGAGACTGGACCGTCGAGCTCAAAATGAAGTACGAGACGACCTCGGCGTCCACGACGCATCTGTTCGCCGGCCCTGGAGCCTGTCGGCCCAGGGGAGACGATTCCGCGTTCTTGCTGACGACCGCGAACGACAACTCGACCAAGGTCCGGGGCCGATCGGTCGTCGGGACCGAGCAGGTTGGAGAGACGGACGGTGCTACCTCTGTCGACCCCACCAGCTCCTGGTACTACAAATGCGAACGACTCGGCGCTGACATCATCTACTCGGAGAGCGCCGACGGTGTCACGTGGACGACCGTGCGATCCGCTGAGGACGACGTCGTCGGATCGGTGGCGAAGATTGGCCTGATCGTCGGCAACTGGACTTCCTATGCCGGCATCATCACCATCGAGTCGGGCACCCTGACCTACTTCCCCGCGTAGCCGCCCGTGACCCAACCCAACGACAGCAACTCGCTCGTCCTCCCTGGCGACGCCGACGCCGAGGCGCGTCGTCGCGAGAACCTCCTGCGTCGCCGGCTCATGTCGGGCAACTGGCTCGATGAGTTGACCCAGCGGATCGCGGAGCACTTCGATGATGTGCGCCAGCAGACGCTCGGTCGCCCCACGATGGCCCGCAACCTGGCGCGCACGGTCATCCGGCAACTGTCGGTGCTCTACGACCAGAGCCCCGTCGAGCGCAACCAACAGCGGGGTGGCGACACCGACGCGCTCCTGGACGCCGCGCACAAGGCCGGTGTCTGGCAGCTGGGGACGCGGCTCCAGCAGCGCACCATGCTCATCCGGGAGGGCGTTCGCGGGATCGCCACTGTGGGGCCTGAGGATCGGAAGCGGCTCCTCTACAGGCATATCAACCTCGATCGGGTGTGGGCTGACGCCGACCCTGACAACCCCGACCAACCGGCCCGCTTCATCGAGGGTCGTCGTCGTGTGATCGGGGGCAAGGATCAGTGGGTCTGGGAGGGGTGGAAGCTTGGCAAGGAGCCCCGGTACGCCGTGATGAAGCCGACCACCGTCAAGGCCGGCCAGGATCCCTTCGAAGTCGCCGACGACCTGACGCAGCATCCCGACGTGTTCGGCCCAGGCGCGAGCTTCACGGGGGACGCCTACCCGTGGCGGTACAAGACCGACGAAGCCTTCATGCCCAACGTCTGGTACCACGCGGAGCGGACCGGCGATCTCTTCGACTCGTGGGAGGGCGCGGAGCTCATCGACGGGACGCTCGACACGGCCACGCTGTGGACCTTCTGGCTCCACGACGTCAAGGACGCCTCCTGGCCCCAGCGCTACGTCCTGAACGCGATCCTTCGTGGCGAGGCGATCGACGGTGGGCAGGGGTTTGAGAAGTTCGCCAGCGTCTCCGCCGACCCCGCGTCCATCATGCAGTTCTACTCCTCGGAGATGCAGGCGGCGCACTTCGGGCAGTGGGTGCCCGGGGCCGATCCGAACGCCCTGGAACTCGCGATCAGCAGCTTTGAGCGTGCGACGGCGGCTCAGTTCAACCTCGCCCCCAGCGACTTCGTGGCGAGCGGCGGGGCTGAGTCGGGCTACGCGCTCTCGATCAAGCGGCAGGCGGTGCGCGAGGCTCAGCGCCGGTTCGAACCGCAGTTCCGACGCGGCGACGAGGAGTTGCTGGCGAAGTCCGCGGCGATGGCGAATCGCGCCGGCATCACCAGGAGCGCCCCCGAGGAGGACTGGGAAGTCACGTACCCGACGATGCCCATGTCGCCCGAGGAGCGGCACGCGGCGCTGGAGCGCGTCGAGGCGCTGGACAAGCTGAATCTCGCGCCGTCCCGAGTCTGGCAGGTTCAGCAGCTGGAGCAGGTCGACCGCGACAACGCGATCGAGATCGTCGTCCAATGGCAGCGCGACGAGCAGGAGTTGGACGAGCGCCTCGCCAAGGAAGGCGTCGACGTGACCGGCGAGTTGACGCCCGACGAGGTCGTCGCCGCCCGCGCGCTCATCCAGGCGCAACGAGCGCCGCTCCCTTCGGGGTTGCGCGGGGGCGGGAATTCAGGGCAAGGTGACGAGGTCCCGGGGGATGAACCCACCCCGTAGAGGTACCGATGTCGACTGAGTTGGAAGAGAAGCAGGCCGCGCAGATCGCCGGCCTGGAGCAGGAACTGACCCGAGTCAGGACCGGCCGCAAGGAGGCCGACGCCGCCACGAAGGCCGTCCGCGCAGAGCTCGCCACCCTCCAAACCGACACCGCGAAGTCCGCGAAGTCGCTCAAGGCGCTGGAGGCGAAGTCCGCCGGCTTCGACGCGATCACCGAGTCCTCCGCTGCGAAGGACGCCACCATCAAGGACCTTGAGGCGAAGCTGTCGTCGTCGGCGGCGAAGGCCCAGCGCGATCTCGCGATGGCCGACAGCGGCCTCCCGGCGAAGGCGCGCGACTACTTCGCGTTCCAGTACGAGGCGCAGATGGTCGAGTTGGGCGACAAGGTCCCCGCCTTCGATGCCTTCCTGGAGGGGCTCTCCGACGATCCCGTCGCTCAGGCCTTCAAGGGCGAGGCGGCTGGCGTCATGAAGGAGGTCCCCCCGCTCGCGCCGGCCCCCGCCGCCGATGCGGCCCCCGAGGCCCCGGAGGCCCCCGAGACGCCGTCCTCGACGCTGCCCGACACCGAGGCCGGCGTGAAGCCGTCTGCCGATCCTGGCGCGGGTGCGTGGGCTCCCGGATCGTCGCTCCGTGCGGCGAAGGAGAACCCCGCTGCCTTCGCCTTGAAGCACGGGCTGACGCTCAACAACCCCGAGCGCCACGGCTAGTTCTGCCTGGGGCGCTGACGCCTGACCTTCGCGCCCAACGCCCCCCAGAGCCCTCCGAGTCCTCCGCTCGGGGGGCTTCTGCGTTCTTGACACCTCCCCGGTGGGGGCCGTAGCTTGACCCATCGGGCGCTTCCGAACCGTCGCCGGGTTCACCAAAATCCCCGCCAGCCAGCGGGTCGCCGCCGAGGATCACGGGCGAAAGAGGCTGGTATCGAGCCTGGAGGCTTGAACCATGGCCCTTACCTACGCCGCGAACGGTGGCGACCTTCGGATCACCGAAACCGCGAACGCGCTGCTCCACCTCATCCTGGTTGACCTGACCGACCTGTTCGCGCTCTGCACGAACCTCGGTGATCAGGCCGGCCGCGGATCCACCACCGACAAGGTGTCCCGAGTCGACCTCGATGACGCCATGACGACCCCCGCCGAAGGCGCGGCCGTCGCCGTGACGGACCCGACCACCAGCAACGTCACCGTCGCCATCGCCCGTCAGGCGCTGCGTCGGCAGGAGACGGATCTCCTCCGCATCACGGGGGCGTCCTCGATGTTCTCGCTGACGCAGGAGTTCCTGGCCCGCGACGCCGCGAACTCGATCGTCATCGCACGTACGGCCCAGATCGCGACGCTGTTCAGCACCGTCGCGAACACCGTGGGGACGACCACCGTCGACCTCTCCGTGACGAACATCTATCAGGCGATGTTCCAGTTGCAGACCGAGCGCAACCGCCCGCCCTTCGCGTGCGTCCTGTTCCCGGAGCAGCTGAACAACTTCCAGAACGATCTGCGCGGCGAGTCCGGTGCGGTGCAGTTCGAAGCCGCCTCCGCTGCCATGCTCGGCGCGAAGGGTCCCGGGTTCGCCGGCTCCTGGCACAACATCGACTTCTGGTCCAGCGATCAGGTTCCGACCGCGAACGCGGGCGCGGACTCGAACGGCTGCATGTTCGCTGCCGGCGCGTTCGGCTACAAGGAGGCGTCCGCTGCGGCCATGCTGCGCGCGGCCGGCTCCGAGCTTGTCCCGGTGCCCGAGTTCTCGCCTGCGTTCATCGAGCTTCAGCGGATGCCCGCCGAGGCCACGATGGACGCCGTCTATAACTACTACGACGGGGTCGTGGAGTTGGAGGACGAGCGCGCGGTCGGCATCATCAGCGACCGCTAGTCCGTCAGGAGTGCGCCGACACTCCCGCCTGAACCGGCCTCCCTCGCTCGCGGGGGGGGCCGGTTTGTCGTTGGGAAGGCGTCCCTCGCCGCGTCGCCGTCTGCCACAAGGACGTCGAAGACAAGAGGGGTCGCCTGGAGCGCTGCTGCGAGCAGTAGATGCGCGGGGTCGATGAATCGAGTAGGCTCGCGCCATGCTTAAGATTCAAGGACAGCGTCTCGATCCCACCACGGACAGCCCCGACGCTCGTCCGCTCCCGCGCCGCAAGGCCCCCCACCGCGCCCCCTTCCTGCTCGGACACCTCCCGAAGCGCTGGGACTGGGACGACGACCTCGGGCGCTTCCTGCCGCAGCTGACGACCCTGACGTTCATGTCGGGCGTCCAGGGCACCATCGCGGGCCGCGCCGGCCCTGACGGTCGCCCGCGCATGAATACGGCGGCGTCGCGGGCGCACTTCACCGGCAAGGGCGGCACCCTGATCGACCCCTCCGACTCGCGGCTGGGCAAGTACCGCGGTTACCAGCAGCGCGTCGAGAACGACGCCGGCGCGGACGTGAACTACACGATCTTCGAGAGCTACGACCTCATCGGCGACGACGTCTGGTGGGACCACAACGCCGAGGAGTACCGCGAGTTCTGCCTGCTGCTTCTGGACACGGAGATCCTAACGGCGATCCACCCCCGGGTGCGCCAGCGCCGGATGGAGATCCAGTGGCGAGCCGTCGAGGATCTGCGGAAGCGCTTCGGTCGCAACCCCGCCCACGACGGGCTCAAGACGCAGCTGGAGGTCGCGGAGGCGACCCACCGCGCCATGCGGGACAAGATCCCGACCGCCGACGCTGTCGCGCTCATCCGTGCGGAGGCCCGCGCCGCCCTTCAAGTCGAAGACGCCGCCGAGGTCGATGCGACGCCCGCCCTGACGCTGAGCCCCATCGAGCAGGAGCTCGCCGAGGCGCGCGCCTACCTGGCCGCGTTCAAGGAGACGCACGCCGACGTCTACAAGGCGATCATCGGCAGGAGGCGTCCCGGGCTCGCGAACATCGAACGGATCCGGGAGTACGTCGGGGCCATCGAGCGCGCCATCGAGCCCGTCGATCCGAACCCGAACGCGACCGACGGATCTCCCGAAGCATGAGCGGCAACAAGAACCGCGGCGGCGAGAACCCGAAGAACCGGATGCGGATGCGGGAAATGGCGGGACAGCTGATCGAGGGCGGGGAGGATCCCGTAAAGGCGCGGAGAATCGCCCGAGACTGCGCGCTCCGCGACGATGGGGACCTTCCCGGGGGCACGCAGCGCCGCGACGTGGAAAAGCCCGCAAACGGCGGCTAAGGGGCTTTCCCTCGACGGGGCCAGAATCACGTGGGTAGACTCGCCCCGAACCCTGCTGCCGATGCAGCTGCTGCTCGCGCAGCTTGGAGACGACCATGGCGACCCCATCGACCAACCGCGGCGACATTCAGCCCCGCATCCTTCGCTTCATGGCCGCGCTCGGCCTCCACGTCCTGGAGACCGCCGACGCCGATCCCGAGGCCGCTCCCGCGATCCTGTCCGGTGCCGGCGCTCCCGCGATGGTCGCGCCGCTCGGCTCGATCTACCTCCGCGACGATGGCGACGCCGTCACCTCCGTGTATCAGAACGTCGATGGGTCGACGGGTTGGATCGCGCTCGCCGCCGGCCCCACGGTCGTCGCGGATCCTGGCGACGCCGCCGCGATTCCCGTGATCATGCCGTGGGGGTCGCTCGCGATCACCACCGCCGGCGCGGAGACGAACACGCTCGCGGACCCCGCCTACGCCGGCCAGAAGCTCGTCATCGTCTGCGACGTCTACGTCGGCAATCGCGTCGTGACCGCCGCGTCGAAGGTGAACGTCGCCGCGAACACGATCATGACCTTCGGCGCTGCCGGCGAGTTCGTGGCGCTCGAGGCCGTCCAGGAGGCGGGTGCCCTGCGCTGGCAGATCGTCGGCAACGACGGTGTCGGCCTCTCCTAGGAGCCTCCGTGCCCCAGGCGCGATTCCATACCGACCTCTCGCTCCCGTACTGGCTTGTGCGGGAGCGAGATACGTCGATCAACGTCAGCATCTTCGACGCGACCACCGGCGAGGCTGCGACGGTCACCTCGGCGGTCGTCTCGCTGCTCAAGCCTGACGGCACCGCCGTTGTGGACGAGATCGCAGCCGTCGTCTCCGCGACCAACCTCGTTACCTACACCGTCCTCGCCACTGCCGTGCCTGCGACCGAGGCGCTCTCCGCGATCTGGGTCGTGCGGTGGGGCGTGACGATCGGTGGGATCGTCTACGACTTTGAGTCGCTGGCCCACGTCGCCCGCCGCGAGCCGTTGGCCCCGGTGATCGTCACCGACCTTCACGCCCGTCACCAGACCCTCGTGACGCTCAAGACGCGCACGAAGACGAACCGACAGCTGCTGGCCGAGTCGATCACGGTGACGTGGGAGACGGTCCTGCGCCGCATCATCCACGCGGGACGTGATCCCGAACGGATCATGTCCCTCCACAACCTCTACGACCTGGTGATCTGGGGCGCGATGGGGCATGCCTTCCTGGACGCGGCCAGTTCGCTGAACAGCGGCGGTCAGCTCGGGGAACTCGGAGCCTTCTACGACAAGAAGTTTGAGAAGGCCTGGAACAGCCTCAAGCTCGATTACGACGCCAACGGCGACGGACAGATCGCCGTCGAGGAGCAGCGCCGAAGCGGTGTGCCCGTCTTGATGGTCGGCGTGAAGCGCTGGCGCGGCTGATCGATGAGCATCGGGACCCTCTCCCGGCGAGCCCTCCGAGGGGTACTGACCGAGATCCTGGCCCAGGCCCTCCCCGGCGTGGAGGAGGTGGCGCACATTCACATCGAGGCGGTTCCGCAAGGGATCGCTGACCGCGGCTTCGCCCTGGAGTCGTTCAGGTCGCGGGACGACCGCGCTCGGAAGCGGCGGGACACCCACGTGCTCAAGCAGCACACCGTCACCTTGAAGTATGCGAAGCGACTCGGGACGGCGCACGACGTCTCCACGGACCGGGGCATCGCCGAGGACGACGTCGACGCCATCGAGCGAGCCCTCCGCAACAGCGACTCCCCGCACACCGCTGAGTACAGCTGCGAGTCCTTCGACGTTGACGAGGGGGTCGACCCGACCGGCGAATGGATCGTGATCGCGATGACGATCGTCCTGTTCGTCCAGTTCAAGCTCATGGACCCGAACGAGCCCGCGACGGCGCTGGAGTGACCCGCCGCACCGTCGAGTTTGACGCCAGCCGACTCAGGGAGCTCCTTGGGCGCGGGTTCCAGTTGAAGCGCGCCACGCAGAACCAACTCGCTGACGTCCTGGCCGAGCGAGGGATCGCGTGGAAGCTGCGCCTCAAGGGGCCGTCCATCCGATCTCCCGGCGAGGGGATCTGGCCGGTGGGCAACATCGTGGACCTCGGTCAGTCGAGCGAGCGCTACGTCCAACCGGGGGACTCGCGAGGTCGCGACAGCGGACGCTCACTCGCGGGGTGGGACCTCGCGCAGAAGGGCCTCAACGTCACGGCGACGAACACGGCTGTGGATGCGCGTCGCAACGCCTACGCGGGATTCACCCACTTCGCCGGGGAGCCGGCAGGGAAGGCCGTAGACGACGCCTTTGACGCCTTCGTGGACGAGTTCGTGAACAAGGCGTCCGAGCAGATGGCCGACGTCATTGAAGCCGCCATCCTGGAGGACTTCTGAGCCTCGATCTCTCGGTGGACGCAGCAGATGCGTTCGGGATCACATCCACGATGCTCGACGCCGACGGGGTCAGAGAGCTTGAGGGCGTGCTGTGGGAGGTGGTCTTCTCATGGCGCGAGATCCTCCAGGACGCATGGCCCCGCGACACTGGCCTGTCCTTCTCCGAGTGGACCTCCCGCGTCTCGGGCTTCACGTTGGAGATCACGAACCCCGTCGACTACGCCGAATTCGTTCATCCCCCTGGGGAGTCGGAAGGGGCCTCGGGCGTGTTCATGCAGGAGGCGCTCGATCGACTCCTCGCCAACGTGCGGGGCCGGGTTCTGCGGATCGTGATCGAGTCCGAGCAGCGCGCGTCCACAGGGTTCGCCGTCCCCGCTCGTCTCGTGGGTGCGCCGCAGCAGATGGGAGACGGACTCGCTGCGGCTCAGACTCGCGCGTTCCAGCGACGCGGGGGCCGCGAGCGGCAGGTCCAGATGTTCGGGAGCCCGATCGGGAACCCGCAGCCGAGGACAGTTCTCGCGCAACTCGGGGGGGTGCTGGTACGCTTCCGCCAGCGGCTCCGCCAGAGAAGCCGATAGGAGCAGATCATGGCCGAAGCAGTACGCCTCTTCACGCAGCAGGACGGGACCCTCAACTTCGCCGATGGCGGCGGCGTCGCTGCCGGCAACGGTGGATATAGCGCAGCGGGCGCTCTCCAGGGTCCGCACGAGTATGAGGTCGACTTCGACGACGGCGATCTCGGCGTCACGTTCCCCCGGCGCACCGTCGCGCACTACAAGACGCGCGCCAGGACGAAGAACCCGCCGACCCTTCGCTACGGGGAAGACGAGCTCGGCTCCCTGACCTTCTCCGCGAAGCACCGCGACTCCGCGAACGCCGTCGATGAGACGCTGGTCGATCTCCTGCTCTGGGCGGCGGGGATGGCGATCGCGTCGAGCATCAATACGCACTGGGAGTCGACCTCGGCCTCCACGCTCGGCGCCGGCGACGCCGACGTTCGCACCGTCGCAGCTAAGTGGACCATCTTGGACGAGGGCGACGTGGCGCACACGAAGCTCTTCGCCTTCAACTTCGTGGAGTTGGGCGTGCCCCAGATCGGCGAGGACGTCTTCAACAACATCTCCCTCTCGGCGGTCATTCACGACCGCGTCGAGAACTGCATCGCCGCCTAGGAGCCTCGTATGGCCATCACGACTTCCATCGCCCTTTCCTTTTCCGCGCTCCGTGCGGTCGCAATGTCGGGCTCCTCGGCCAACGAGAAGCACGCGAAGCGCGCCGACGAGTCATGGGCCGATGGCGTGGGCGCTGATCAGGCCGACGAGGTTTGGTCCGATGACCGCTCGCTCGCCGTGGGCACTGAGACGCACGACCTCCAGTCGCTGACGCAGCTGGACGACGCCGGCGCGACGCTTCGGTCCTCGATCTCCTTTGACGGCGTCAAGGCGCTGTTGATCAAGAACACCTCCGCGACCGGCATCCTGTCCATCGGCGGCGCGGGCGCGAACCCGTGGGATGGCGCGGGGACGCCGTTCCAGGTCGCCACCGGCAAGATCGACATTCAGCCCGGGGGGATGCTGCTCTGGACGGCCCCCACCGCCGCCGGAGGAGCCGTCGCCGCCGGCGCGAAGGATCTACTCATGGAGGCCACGGTCGACACCGTGACCTATGAGATCGTCGTCCTCGGACTCGCCACCTGATGAAGCTCGACAAGTTGCCGCCCGATCTCCACGACCTCCTCTGCGAGTTCGTGGAGGCCTGCGCGCAGCCCGGGTCTTCTGGAAAGCAGGCGCGGATCGGTCGAGTCATCATGAAGTCCCGCCCGATGTTCACGGCATGGTCGCGAGACGACCGCCCCACTCGCCCCGAGCGCCGCCGCAGGCGCTCCCGAGGGGGGCAGGATGGGGAAGACCCCGAAACGCCGGTAGACGCCGGCACACCGGGCGAATAGCTATGCACAATCGAGACGTCCCCCTCCGCATCCCAAGCGGACGCGCCAACTGGTTCACGCACGAGATCGAGGGGCGCACGACGCACGTCTTCCGGCTCCCGCGCGCGGTCGTTGCCGGGGAGCTCCAGGCGCTGCTCGGCTCGACTACCTTCGGGACCATCCCGAAGGATCAGCTGGAGGCTGAGATCGTGCGCCGCCTGGAAGCGGGCGACGCCACCACCGCGGCGAAGATCCGAGCCTCCGAGGAAGGCATGGGGGCCATCGTTGGCTCGATGTGGCGGCACCCGCTCCTGGCCCTGGACACGGACCGTCACGCCTTCCCCGACGATCTCGCCGGCCTTCGTAGCTACGGCTCCTCCGTGATGGACGAGCTTGAGGACGCGGACTACTCCGACGACGAGGTACGCGCCATCCTGGAGATGGTCGTCTCGCGCTTTGTCCAGTCCCTGCTGCCGGCCTCGCAGGAGGTGGCTGGCCGCGCTGCCTCGTTTCGCGACTGAGGACTTCAACGACTGGGTCGCGATCGACGTAGGGATCCACTGGCTCGGGGATCCCTGGGGCCTCCTGGCGCTCCCCCGCGAGGACCAGATCGACCTTCTCGCCTTCCGGGAGACGCTCCTCGCCAACGAGCAAATCAGCGCCGAGGTGCGCGGTCGCGGTCGTCGCGCGACGCAGGAGGATCTACGGCTGCTGTCGATGGGCGGAATGACGCAGGGGGACTACCTCCACGCCCGCCTCATGATGATGCCGAAGGGCCCTGGCGGTCCCGGTCCCTCGGTTGACCCACATCAAACATCGGGCGCGGAGCAGTTCGCCGCTATCCTCGCAGCACGCGGCGGTCCCGCCGCTGACTTCTGGACGAAGAAGATCCGAGAGGGTGGTGGCTGATGACAAGCCGCGTCATCGAGTTCCAGTTCAAGGGCGACCCACGCGACCTCGATCGCGCGATGGGCCAGATCCGGGGCGGGGCCGACAAGACTGGAGCCGCCGTCGAGGACGCCGCCGACGCGGGCTCCTCCGGGTTCGGGATGATGAGTGCGGCCGCAGGAGCCGCCACCGTCGCCATCGGCTCGCTCGTAGCCGACATTGTCCATGGCCTCGGGAAGAAGGCGATCGACTCGATCAAGAACGCCTCGACGTCCGTGATCCGGCTCACCTCCGACATGAACAACCTCGCCAAGGAAGCGAAGGAGATCAGCGTCGACGTCGATGAGCTTGACTTGCTACAGGGCGCTCTTGACGAGCTGACAAAAGGAGGCTTCCGCGCGGCTCGTGTCGTTCAGGACTTCCAGCGCAATATGGCCGACGTCGCTGACGGGGCGGGGGAGGCTGCGTCGGAGTTCGCGAAGCTCGGAATCAGCGTCGATGATGTGATCGATCTGCCGCTTCGCGAGCAGATGATCGCAGTCGCCGACGGCTTCGAGAATCTCAAGTCGGCGGCAGATCGATCTCAAGTCGCAATGTCGCTATTCGGTCGCGCGGGTAGATCGCTCGCGCCTGCTCTCGCGAAGGGTAGTGAAGCGCTGGGGGCGTCGATCGAGCGAGCGCGCGAGTCGTCAACGGTGACTGCGGAGCTCGCGCTGAAGTCGGAAGCCCTCCAGGACGCGATCCTTCACAACTCCCGCACCTTCATCGCGCTGCGAGGGCAGGCGCTGGAGCCGCTCATCCCGATCGTCACCGCCGTCGTGCTCAAGGTGACGGAGTTGACGAACGCCTTCCTCGACACCGGCATTCCGCAGGCGTTCGGTCGTGCCGTCGCCTTCGTCGCAGAGAAGATGCTCGGGCTGACGTCCGAAGTGAAGGAGTTCCGCGAGGAGGTCGCGAAGGCCGGCGAGGGCCAGGAAAGCGCGACCGAGCAGTACAACCGCGCGTTTGAGTCCGTTGGCGAGCTCGAGCAGGCGCTGGTGGATCTCAGCGCGGAGCAGGAGCGACAACAGGGGGTGGTCGACGCGGCCACGAAGGGCATCGGCTCGCTCGCGGTGGCGCAAGAGGGGTTGGCCGACATTGAGGATCGGCGGAAGCAGGTCCAAAGCGACCTCCGACTTGCCACCTCGGAGCTCTCCACCGGCGAGTCCCGCCTGACGACAGAGCTTCTCGCCGGCGCGACCGCCGCCTCGGAGGCGGGGCGGGAGGAGGCGCGGCTCGCCTTCCTGCGGAAGCAGTTCGCGGACGACGCCGCCGCAGACGCGGGGAAGGTGGGCGACGCCGTCAAGATGGAGGGCGAGCGGGTTGCGACCCTGGAGGAGGTCAACGGGCAACGGCGGGCGCAGCTTCGGGCCATCGCGATCGACCGGATGATCAACGAGGAGCAGCGCCTCGCGGACGCCCTCGCGACCAACAGCGATCGGTCGGTCTTCCTGGAGCAGCAGTCGGCCGAGCGCCGCTCCGCGATCCATGCCACCTCCAACGACCAGCAGCTTTCCGGCGCGCAAGGCCTGTTCTCGGCCCTGGCGTCGTTGTCGAACACGCTCCTCGACGCCGAGGTGCAGAACGCCGAAGCGGGCTCCGCAGAGCGCGAGAAGCTGGCGAAGCGGCAGTTCAACATCCAGAAGGGGGTCGCGGTCGCGCAGGCTGGCGTCAACGCCCTCCTGGCGGCGTCGAACGCCTTCGCCAGCGCGGGCAACCCGGTGATCGGTGCCATCCTGGCCGGGATCTCGCTGGCGACGGGGTTGGCTCAGGTCGCCGCCATCGTTGCGTCACCGCCGCCGCAGGGGCTCCACCGTGGTGGCATGGTTGCGTCGATGCACAGCGGCGGGCTTTCTCGCGATGAAGCGATCATCCGGGTCCGCGAGCGCGAGGGCGTGCTCTCGCAGCAGGGGGTCGCAGCTGCCGGTGGCCCCGCCGGCGTCGCTGGGCTCAACCGCGGCGAGGGTGGAGGCGGCGGCGTCCAGACCGTCGTCGTCGTCAGCAAGACGAACAACCGGACCACCGACGTGCAGACCCACGAAGCCCTACGACGGGTCGACTCCCCGCTCTCCAGCGCCATCCGCTCGCTGCAACCGCAGCCCGTGGGCAGCGCGCGGGTCTGGTAGGAGTTTCCCGTGTCCGCAGTCATCGCCACCGACAAGATCCAGGGGTTCGCCACCCACGACCACCGCATCAGCGAGGAGACGATCACCGATCAGGGAGCCGGCTCCACCGATGCCGATTTCACGCAAGCGGGAGCAAGCGCCGGGGTCCCCGCGCCTGATCAGCAGTCCGCGATGGTCCTGGAAGCCAGCGGCGCGCAATCCGACAAGGGCCACCTTGAGGTCTACACCTTGCGCGGCGGCGGGCCGGGGCTGGAAGAGGGTGGGCACCTCTTCCGCAACGTGACGCTCGGGGACACGGCGAGCCAGAAGCTGGGCGGCGACGGCTATCAGGTCGTGACCGGGGTGAAGTCCCTGTTTCGCTCCCCGGGCACCGGGACCGGCGGCTCGCTCCCCGACGTCCTGCGCCTCGCGGACAAGACCGTGCTCATGGCGCACCAGAAAGCGTCTGCCGCCTCTGGAGTCGAGATCCAGCAGTACGACCCGGCCACGGGTGCGTGGAGCGTGCTCGTGGCCGCTCTAAGCCCCCTGGGGACGTCCCACGACCAGCCCTGCCCCGCCCTCGCCCAGATGAGCGACGGGAAGGTGCTCGTCTTCCTCGTGAACGACGACGGCCGCAACCTGATCACGGTGAAGGCCGAGCCCGACTTCTCGGCCTTCAACTACGGAGGGGTCCACGTCCTCCGCAGCGACCTTCCGGTGGGCGCGACCATCCACCAGGTTCGCGCGGCCTACAGCAGCGACCAGATCGCGCTGTTCGTGATGTACGACACCGGCGGGGCCAACGAGATCGCGCAGTACGCGAGTCGCGACGGCGGGAACCACTTCGATCTGATCTCGTTGACGTGGACCGCGAGCGCGAACCCCGACGCCATGTCCCTGACGGCGCTCAAGGGTGGCGGCTTCATGTTCGTTTACGAGGACGGCGCGACCCCGTCGCGGTACCAGTCCACACGGATCGGCTCGGCCTACGAAGACGTCCAGGACACGACCCCTGTCGTGATGATCGCGGACAACGCCGGCACGACGCCCACCGTTTCGGTGTGGGAGGACGAGGACGGGATCGTGTACGCCTACGCGCAGATGAGCGACGGCGGCGCGTCTGCGGCGACTCGGCTCCTGCGGACCCTGAACCGCGGCGACTCGTGGGATCAGTGGGGTGGCCCCGTCGCAGAGCTCGATCCGGCGAAGACGACGAACCAGCTGCTGGACTTCGCTGCGACCTCTGTCGGCGGGCGGGCGCTGCTCGTCAGCCGCTACCTCGCCAGCAACGACGCCGAGAGCGAGAGCGCCGTCGTCTGCCTGTTCATGGGCGGGTACTCCAGCATGACCGTCCCCGCGACGGACGAGGCGGTCGGCGGGGTCCCGACGGTCACCACCAACTTCCCCGACACGGCCTTCATCCCGTGGTCGCAGAGCGACGACAACGGGAAGATGGGAGGGCTCTGGATCTCCATCGAGGAGCCCCAGAACGTCGGATGGACCGGGACGGGCGCGGGCGTCGAGGCGATCCAGTCCGACCAGCGTCTTCGGATCACAACGTCGGGCGACGCCAGGAGCTTCTATCGGGAGGCGGCGGGGGACTTCCGGCGAGCGATCGTGATGTTCGCGGTCCAGCTGAACGCCGGCGACGGGGACCTCGCCACCGAGGAGATCGCCGCCAAGGTGCGCCTCGCGGACAACGGCGGGTACCAGTACACGGTGACGGTGCGCCTGGACGACACGGGCTTCCGCCTCTACGACGACGAAGCTGCCGCGACCATCGCCGACGTCACGGGCCTGGACCTGTCGACGGGCACCTTCTACTTCGCGATCATCCTGAACGGCGACGGCATCGATGGCGACGTCCTGTCGTTCTACGCCGAGTCGACGGACGTCGGCCACGTGCGTCGCTGGACCCGGGGGCCCTCAAGCTCGCTGGTCAACGGAGGCGCGACCGCCAACGACAACCGCGTCGAGTTCGGGCATATCGCCACGGCGGTCGGGTCCGAGATCAGCGACTGGGAGTTCTTCGGCTACAACCTCTGGCCGTACCGATGGGCCGCGCTGGACGACCCTGACCAGCGCCTCGCGGAGGCCTGGAACAACAATGACCTCCATCCCATCAGTTACAGCGTCTGGCCGCGCCTCCTGGAGGACGACGTGCGACTCGCGGCGAAGGACGGTCCCTCGTTCATCGCTGAGACGTGGCAGATCCGTCCAAAGTACGAATTCGGGATCGAGAACCTGCACCCGCAGAGCAACCCGTCCCCTCGGCGGGGCTGGCGGAACCTCGGGGACGGTGTGCAGCAGCTGATCCCGTGGGAGCTCGATCCCGACTTCGGCTCGGCGCGCCAGATGAACCACTCGCTGTTGGTACTCGTCCAGAACAGCAACCTCGGAACGATCGAGGTGGAGGGTTGGGACGGTGCCGCGTGGCAATCCATCGTGACGCTGGACGCGACGGACGACTGGACCTCGCTCGCGTACGACCGGCGCGGGCGCACGGTCATTCCCCGCGCCGGCGTCAGCACCACCGGTGAGCGCTGGTTCTGGCACACCGCCCACGTCGGCGACACGTTCGACTTGGCCGGGGGCGAGTCGGGGAATCTCCACAAGATCACCCGCAACACCGAGGGGGCATGGCTCGGGAACAACAGCAGCACGAAGAAGCCGACGATCGTCCTCGCGGACGACAACATGCCGGGAGCCCTCGGCGCGCAGGCCTTCGGCACCGGCAAGATCCGCCGCAAGGACTTCGGTGCGATCGTCCACGGCTATAACCTCGACTACCAGTTCCTGCGGCTGCGGATCCCGATCCAGCAGACCGCCGACGACGACTACCGGATCGGTCAGGTCTTCATCGGACCCATCGCCGCCTTCGCGCACGAGTACGACAGCGGGTGGAGTACCATCCGGGAGTTCGATTCGGAGGTCTTCCGCCGGCGCGGGGGCACTCGTCGTGCCCGCAAGCGGGGGCCCTCCCGTCGCCTCGTGGAGATCGCCTGGAGCGACACCGCGATCGACGCCAGCCGCGTCCAGGACTCGCAGCCCGATCCGAACTACGTGATCGGACAGACGGGAACCGCGCTGGCGATCGGCTCCCCGTTCGACACGCTGCGGACCGTCGAGGGCATCCACGAGATGCAGGACGGTCCGGTGGGCCTCGTGACGTACCTCTCGCGCGTCCCCACGGACACGGACGCGACGCACCCGCTGACCGACTGGAGGGAGTGGGTGTACGGACGACTGGAGACGAATCCACGAACCGACAACGTCACCGGCGACGAGGCGAAGACCGAACTGGAGCGCATGAACACGATCGCGGTCCGCGAGGAGCGCTGAGTCCATGCCGTCCGACTCCGATCTGAGGCAAGCGCCGACGCACTTCCTCATCGACCTCCTCTGGAGCGGGTCGACCTACCGCGTCTCCACGAGCGAGCGCGACGTGACCGACGTCAACGACAACGTCTTCCGTTACAGCGACGGGCTCAGCTTCTCGGGCTCCTGGACGGACGGCCTTGATCTCTTCGCGATCTCCCCGAACCATCGATCGATCTCGCTGACGCTGGACCTTCAGGAGTTGGTCGACGTGCCCGCGCGCGTCGCCGAGGGGCACGATCTCGGCGGGGCGTCCGCGAAGCTGTGGGTCTGGAACGAGCAAAGCCCGCCGGTGCTCCTCCTGGACGGCGAGGTGCGTCAGGTCGAGTGGGGCGACGCCGACGAACCCGTCACGATCACGCTGGAGGAGGCCCCCCTTCGATCCCCTGGCCGCGTCCCCTCCGAGCTCCATCGCGTCCTGGCCCCCGGCGAGTTCGACAACCTGAGCCCCCGCGTGCTGGGGCAATACTATCCGGTGATCTTCGGATACCCAGGCGGGCCCAGCGGTTGGGGCTCGCCGGCGCTCCAGCATGACTCGTGGTTCGTTGGGAATGGCTCGATGGTCGTCGGGGCCTACGCCTGCATCCCCGGCAACGTGCTGGTCGTCAACGACGACGACGACAGCACGATGACCGTCGCCGTTCAGATCGAGCGCGACAACAATCAAGCGGGCGCGCTCCGCACAGCCATCGACGTCACCGATCCGCCACTGACGGCGACCTCAAACGTGCCCTACTACCTTCGCTGGACGAAGGCGCTCGGTGCGGGGGGGATTCCGTCGACGCGGGATCCGTCGGTTCCGATGCGCGGGGCCGGCGAGATCATGCTCTGGCTTATGGAGCGGTCGGGCGCGCGCATCGACTACGGCCGCATGGCTGCGCTCGAGGTGCAGCTTGCGAGCTACCTGCTCGATGCCGCCATCGTTCCTGGCGACTCGGAGCGGGTGGCCCCTATCGAGTGGATCGAACGACACCTCCTGCCCATCCTGCCGGTGTCGGCCCGGGTCAGCCACGACGGGCTCTACTACCAGCAGTGGCGCTGGGACGCTGTCGCGGAGGACTCCGTCGCGATCATCAACGCCGACGAGCAGCGTGCGTCGCGCGTCGGGGCCGTCGAGGAGAGCGACCGCGACGACTTGGCGCAGGAGATCCGGCTCGACTACCTCAAGGACTACCGCGCGAACGCCCACGCCGCCTCCCTGACCTACACGTGGGACGTCGAGCGAGGGGACCCGGCGAACGGCGTTGTCGTGGACCCTCGGATGGAGGCGAGCTTCCAGCGCTACGCGAGGGGGGACCGGCTCCGCGTTCGGGAGATGCGACTGCGGTCCGACGTCATCGTGGAGGCCTCAACGGCGCACCTCGTGATCCAGCACCTAACCCGCCGCTTCGGGATCCTGAGTCGCCTCGTCCGCTACGAAGCCGACTGGGAGTTCGGCTGGCTGACTCCCGGCGACGTCGTCACGGTCAACGACGCCGAGCTCGGGCTCTCCGGAGCCGTCGCCCTGGTGGAGACGGTCGTACTGACCTCACAGGAGCACGTCGGGCTCGGGATCCGCATCCTCGGGAAGACGGGCGTCTAGAAACCGCGCTGTGCGGCGATTTACGGGCTCCTGGCTTGAAACCCGCCCCAGGCGGCACCGGGACCGGCTAAAACAGAACACGCGCCGGCACACCGCCAGCAAACGTATGGATGGGGATTCAATGCGCGTCCTTCTTGTCGAAGACGAGCCGACAGAAGCGCGCCTCCTGGCCGACCTCTTGAGTCGCGATTCCCACGTCGTGTCGACCGCGGTGTCGCTCGCGGCGGCGGTGAAGGCGCTCGGCACCATCGACTTCGATGCCGTGGTCCTCGATCTCAAGCTGCCCGACAGCGACGGCGCGGATGGGGTCGAGATCGTCCACAGGATTGCCCCGAGCGTCGTCCTCGTGGTCTACACCGGCAACGGCAACGACGCGGTCAAGCGCGAGTGCCTCCTGGCGGGCGCGGACGGGGTCGTTAGCAAGCCAGCGCGCGCCGAGGTGGTCGGCAACGCCCTGCTCGTCGGCTACGAGCACCGCGAGCGAATGAGGCGACGAAGCCTCGCGGCGGTCCTCGCCACCGAAGCGGCCATCGCTGCGCGGCTGGGGTTGTCCTATGTCGCCGCCGGATGAACTGGACGATGAGACGCGCGACCTTGTCCTGGAGGCGGCGAAGCGTCTCAGCGCCGCCGAACAGAAGAAGCCGCTCCCGGTCGAGATCCGGGAGCTCCGACAACTGTCCGAGCGCAACGCTGGCCGGATCGCGGACATGGAGGAAGCCCGCTCGATGGAGACGATCGCGACGAACTACGCCAACGAATTCGACGCGCGCCTGTGGAGCATCGCCCGCCTGACCCTGATCAAGTGGGGGATCCCCGCCTTCCTGACTGGCATCCTGACGGGCGCGGGATGGGCCTTCGTCCAGTTCGTCAAGAGCATTACAGAGTGATCATGAAGACCGTCGCAGTCGTTGTTGGGCACCGCGCCCGAAGGCAGGGGGCCTCCGGTGGAGGCATGACCGAGTGGGCCTACAACTCAATCCTCGCCCCCCTCGTCGCCTCCAGGCTGTGCGCCGCCGGCGTCCAGGGGGTCGTCGTGGAGCGACCCGACGACGGGAGCGGGTACGAGCAACTGCCAGGGATCCTGAACAATCTGGGGCCAGAGCTGATCGTGTCCCTCCACCTGAACGCCTTCTCGACGCCAGGACCCTCGGGGACCTGTGCCCTCTTCTGGAACGGCTCGCAGATCGGGTGGGAGCTCGCGGAGACGCTGTCGGAGCGCGTAGCCGCCGCTCTCGGGCTTCGTGACCGTGGGGCCATCCCCAGGCTCGCCAACGACCGCGGAGCCCCCCTGCTGCGACGGACGCGGGCTCCCACCGTGATCCTTGAGTCGGCGTTCGTCACCAACCCGGGCGACCGAGAGCGGTTGCTCGAACGCCGGGGGCAACTCGCGGACGCGGTCGCCGAGTCGATCGTGGACGTGCTCGGGTTGCTGGCATAGGCTCGGGGCGTGGCAAGCTCGTCCAGGTTCAAGTTGATGCTCGTGGTGCTGTGCAGCGCCCTGGCCGCTGCCATCATCCTCCTCGCCGCCGTCGCCTTCGATGGGATCTCGTTCGCGGAGGGGAAGCAGCTGCTGGAGTTGCTGCTTAAGTTCATCGGCGGGATGGGCGGGCTCGGCGTCGCTGGGTACAGCTACCGCGACCACGAGAAGGAGCCGACATGATCCGGACGCCCGAACAGCGCCTTGAGCGCGCGAAGGTTCTCTACCTGGCGTCCGTCGTCGCCGTCGAACAGGCGGCTGAGATCGCCGCCGCCGCGGCCATCGAATGGGCTGAGTATCTGGACGAGGACGCGGCCGACGGCCCCTGCGGCCAGTTGATCGACGCCGGCGAGTTCGGGCTGCGGCTGTCCCGCGCGCTGGATCCGCTCCTCGTCCTCCCGGAGCCGGCTGACACCGCCGCCGACGCGGTCGCGGCTGTGATCGGGTTCGCCATCGCGGCGATCTGTTCGCAGCGCCGATCCGATCCGAAGCTGCGAGACGCGGCCTACATCGCGAAGGCGGTGGTGAAGCACGCGCGCTGGCGGCAGGACATCGTCGCGGGTCGCGTGGCTAGGTTGGAGAACGTCGTCGCCCGACGCGCCTCGGAGATCGCGGCCGAGGCCCCGAAGCCGAAGCGGAAGCGGAAGCGGAAGAGCCGCGCGAAGCCGAAGGCCTAGAAGCCGAACAACAGCCAGTACGCCACCATCACGAGCGCGGCACCGAGGGGATTGCGGCGAGTCCGTGAGGGTCCTTCATGTCATCGCCTCCCAATACGTTCGGGCGAACTCGCGCACGTGAAGCGAGCCGCCCCACGGATCGACGGCCACCACGACCGTCTCGATGCCCCGTCGAGCGGAGCGTCCGATCTCAAGGTACCGCCACCCGAAACGCTCCACGCTCGTGCCGTTGAAGCAACCTCGTCGGCGACAGCGTTCAGTCGGGGCCTTCGTCCGTATCCCGCACGAGAGGCACCGAAAGAGCGCGCAACCGGAGGGCGAACTCTCGTCCAACAGAGACCACCGGGACGTCCTTGTCGACATGACGCATTACCTCCACGATCGCAGCAGCAGCAGCGTCGACCTCATCCTGGCGGGGCCGGTAGCTCCGGTCGCCCTCCACGATCCAGCGCCCATCGCTCAGGACGACGGCCCCTCGCAGCCCTGGGGCCCCCGCAATGATGGCGGGATAGGGCGTGCCCGGTCGCCATCCCGGAAGCCCCCTGACCGCAGCAGGGGCGCTCCGATGGACCTGAACCTGGAGCCCTGGGATCCGAGCCCTCAAGCGGGCGCTGAGCCGCTCGATCTCGGGGGGCTTCATCGCGGCACGTCGATCCACGACCACCGCGGACCCCCGGGCCAGCCGCTGACAGGGACGTGCCCCCGGTAGATCACGAGGCAGGAGTCTTGCGTGTTCCCCTTGACCGCGAGCCCCGTTGCCGGATCCACGAAGGCGAGCCGGCTCTTGTAGACGCGGATCTCGTCGGCGCAGACAGCGTGCTCGTGGAACCAGCCCCGGCCCGGGTGCGGGGGGCACAACACCACCACCGTGAGATCGAGCAGCCACGCCGCGCGCCGCGCCATACGGTGCCACGCCCTCACGCCCTTGCCTCGACCTGCCGCCCGCGAGTAGGGCGGATTCAGGAAGACGGCTGCGCCGGGGTACACCTTGTGGCTGTGGTTGAAGCCGCGAGCCCAGGCGCTCATGTCCTCCAGGGCGTCCTTGACGAGCCCGCCGGGGCCGAGCCAGGGCACCCCAGGGAACGTCTCTTTCGCCGCCGCCGCGTCCAGGGTGAACCCAAACTCCGCGTTGAGTTCGCGCAGCACAGCCGGCGGGGTCATCCAGTCGTCTTTGCCGGTCGAGGTGAGGGCCTTGATCGTGTTCGCGTCGGTCACGACTGGGCCTCTAGGTAGGCGATTGCGACTCGGATCTCAACCCGGCGCGGCTCGCTTCGGCAGAGCGCGAGGGCGATGCGGAGCACGAGGATCGCGTCTCCGGGACTCCAGAGGATCTCGCGGGGTTTCATCCGATCCACTCCGTCAGCGCTGGTGACGCCGCGCAGCTGCTCCGGGCGAGCGCCTGCTCCTCCGCCATCGCCGCCTCGATCTCGTGATCCACATCGCCGACGGCGATGGCGTCTTCCAGCCGTTCGCGGGCGTACTCGGTGCAGGGGATCGGACGCCCGTGGTCGCAATCGTCGGGGGCGACGAGGCGCTGGACGTGCTCCCACGCTCCCTCGTCCAGGTGGATCACCGCTCGGATCGCCTCGCGGAGGGTGGAGTAGACGTCGAGCCGGATCTGCGCGAGCGCCAGGGCTGCGGCGAGCTTGTGCTCCAAGGATCGGATCTGTTCGTCAAGGGGTCGCTCGGCCATCGGATCTCCGTTGAAATGTGGCGGGACTCTTCCGTCCCTCCCGCCGGGGGACTCTTCTCAACGTGGTCACAGGAGGCTTAGATCGCCTTGCTACACGCCTGGGAAGCTCTAGAAGGGAATGTCCTCGTCGTCGCTGTAGGGCACGTCCGTCGCCGGCTTCGGCGTGGGCGGCGGGGTGGCCTGCTTCGGCTTCGGCGGCGCGGGGGGGCTCGCCTTCGCCATCGCGGCGACGATCTCGGGGACGTCCTCAAACGACTTCCAGTCGCCCGACCAGCCACGCTGCCAGACGCGGTGATCGGCGGTCGGGGCCTCGGCAATCGCCGCCAGGAGCTGGGGCATCGTCAGATCCTCGCGCTGCTCGTCGCCGGCGCTGCTCCAGTGGTGGTAGACGACCTCGGCGGGCGGTGCCGGCGGGGGCGCGGACGTGCTGCTGTCGTCGCTGTCGTCGCCCGCGAGGTCGTCCAGGTTGGACTGCTGCTGGCCGTTCGGAGTGACGAGCGCGTTCACGAAGACGTTCACGAAGTCCTTCGTGCGACCGCGGTTGGTCGCGACCTTGCAGGCGACGACGGCACCAAGCACCTCGCGACGGATGGGACCGGTGCGCCCCGTCTCCGCGTCGAAGATGTCGTCCCACGTCGGCAGACGATCAGCGGACCGGGCGGCGGCGATCGTCAGGAAGGTGCGGAACCACTGCGCCCCGCGCCCCTCCAGCGCGTCGAAGACCTCGATGAACTTGCCTCGCAGAAGCCCGGTGGCGACCTCCAGGCCAGCCTTGCCGTAGTAGACGCCGTTCTTCTCGTTGACGAAGAAGGCGACGACCTTGAGGTCGTACTGCCCATCGGGAACCGTGTCCGTCTCGCGACGAGCACCTCCCGTGGCGGGCGCGTTGTTGAATGCTTCCTTGCTCATGCTTTTGCTCCTGGCGTCGGCGGGGGCGTCGACTTCTTCTTCGGGGTGGGCGGCGGCTTCACGGCCCAGGCCGCGTTGAACGCCTCGATCATGGTGGTCCAATCCAGCGGCAGTGTGTCAGGGAGCCGCTTCACGCGGCACTTTGCCTCCACCTTCTCCGCGCCCGAGTCGATGGGCTGCGTTCGGATCATCCGAACGTCGCCGTCGAGGTAGGCGTGGAAGATGAAGTCGCAGGCCCCGTGGAGCGTGTCCCGCGCCGTCCCCGACAAGTCGGAGGTCACGAGGAACCGCCCGGTGTTGTGGACGCCGCTGCCGCGCTTCTCGGTGATCTCGGACCGGCGCTCGTGACTGATGAACACCGCCAGGACGGGGCGTCCGGTCTTGTCCTTGAGGTTCCGGAGACGCCCGATCGCGCTGGTCCACTCGACGTTGATCGCCGTCCAACCCGCGCCGAAGTCCTTGCGGTCGGAGGGGTGCTCCACGCCGCGAGCGGCGCAGATGTGCGCGAAGCAGAGTTTGTAGAGGCGGTCGATCGTGTCCACGACGATCGTGCGGAACTCGTGCGGCTCCCCGCCCTCCAGAGCGCCGAGGACCAGCTTGAAGTCCTGCCACGACCCGATCGGCACCGGGGGGGCGATCTCGGCGTCCAGGAACGCGGTCCCGGGCTCCGTCTCCAGAAACAGGGGACGGTCGGCGGCAGCTGCGAACGTCGTCTTGCCGATCCCCGGTGGTCCGAAGATGACCATCGACGCGCCGTCAGTGGTCCGTTTGGGGCGCTTGATGCCCGTGGGAAGGATGCTCATGAGTTCTCCAGTTCAGGGTTGACGTGGGGCCGCACGTTGAAGACTTCGACCCCGACCTGCCCCGTGCAGAGGTCGAGGAAGTCGCAGCGCCCGAAATCCAGGCAGCTGTTGTCGTTGCGAACGGTCATTCCACCGTTCTCGATTCGCAGGATCCGGAGGTGCTCCTCCCAGGCCTCGTGCCGCCACCGCTCCATCTGCTCCTCGGTGCGGGTGACGATGACCTCCGCGAAGTAGAACTCAGGGCGCGCCAAGTAGTCGGCGCGGATTCGCTCGCGGAAGTCCGCAGGGGCCTCCGCGACCTTGCGCCTGAGCGGGGCCCTGTCGCGCTCTCGCGCCGTTTCCCGCGTCCTAATGGACTCATCGGACTCGACGTAGCCCAGGCCCTCTACGAGCCCGTAGACAAGCTCTCCGCGCCGGAAGCTGGTTACGAATCCGAGATCGTCCACGTCCAGGACGTCGATCCCTTTTGCGGGGGCCTTCTTGAGCGTCTTCGGCTTCAAGGGGGCCAGCGGCTTCCGATCCAGCGACCGCTGCCGGTACTCCTCGTCCGTCTCCCCCCGATGCGGACGGAGCCCGGGCTTCTTCGCGATGCGGTAGACCGCCACCCGCACGTCGCGGCCCCGGTCGTAGCTGGCCGCTTCCAGATAGGAGGTCGGTTGCGCGGCGATGCTCAGACGCTGGATGAAGTCGCGGTCGAGCCGTCCGGTGGTCTTAAGCTCCAGGATGGCGGCGGGCGCGGGGGTGCCGTCTTCGTAGTCCCATCCAGCCTCCGGCCACGACGCGACCTCGATGTGGCGCGAGCCGATGGCGTGGGGCAGGAAGTCCCACTCCCCGTCGATGCGACCCGACATACGATGCCGCGTGGAGCGAGCGCCCGTCGCCGGGTTCACGATCGGCGTCTCAAAGACGCTCTCCTGCACCGTGGGCCAGTCCGTCCACAACGCGAGCGCGCCGCCGACCATCGCCTCCACGATCGCGACCCACGTCTCTAGGCCCTCGCGCTCGTCGTTGGTCCACAGCTGCCCCGCCGCGGCCTTGCGGAGATAGTCCCCTGCGGCGGTGGGGTCGCGGTGTTCGATGCCATGATGAAACGCGGACCCCACGGGGCGGGCAGGGCGCGTAGAGGGGCGCTCCAGGCGCTCCAGGACGGAGAGCCGAAACAACTCCTCGCAGCGCCGGCGGCGGTTCAAGATCGTGTTCGTCAGGACTTCCAGCCGGGGGCTCATTCGGACCCCCGGGAGCGCGTGGCCAGTTCGTACGGTCGGGTCCAGTTCTTGTCGTCGTGCGCCACGGATCGAAGGTGCATCCGACACGGGACGCAAACCGGCCCGGGTCCCCACATCGAACCCGCTCCCACCTGGAGCAGGCAACCCCACGTCGAGCAGACGTGCGGCTTCGTCTGGAATTCAGCGGCGAGCCGCTTGATCAACTTCAACATTGCTCCGAACCTCCGAACAGAGTTCGCATCACCGGGAGCCTGTTGACTCCGGATCCGCTCTGCCCAATGAGCATGATCGCCGGCCCCGGAAAATGCAAGGTCCGATTGCATTTTCCCGCAGATTCATGATCCTAGATCCCCCAAACACAACGAGGAGAAGTGGGACATGGACGAGCAGGAAGCAGCTATGCCGGAACCGATGTGGACGATCGAGGAGGTCGCCGCCAGGATGGCGATCAAGACGAGGACGGTCTACGAACACATGAGCGGCGGCTTGCCGTCGTACAAGCTCAAGGGGGCTCGCCGGTTCAAGCCCTCGGAGGTCGAGGCGTACATCGCCGCGCGTCGCGACGGGTAGCGCCATGCCGCGCAAAAGAACCCTCCCCCCGACCGTCTTCCAGAGCCAACGACTCGCCCGCTGTAGCTTCCCCGCTCGCTGGCTGTTCGCTGGGCTCTGGGGCCTCGCCGACCGCGAGGGGCGGCTGGTCTGGCTCCCGAAGTACATCGAGGGGCAAGTCTTCCCCTTGGACGAGGTCAACCTGGATGAGCTCTTCCTGGAGCTCTCGGGCGTCAACCTCATGACGAGGTACGATTCCGGCCCTCGCACGCTCGCGGCGATCGACCCCGACTGGTGGGTGGTGCATCAACGCCCCTACAACCGCGAGCCCGAGTCGGATCTCCCGCCTCCCCCGCCCAAAGCGTCCAGCGACCGACCGAATCGGGGAGACGTCAACGCCCCCCGGGATCATCCCGGGATCATCCCGCCCTCGCGCGCGCCGCTGCGCGATGGATCTCATGATCAGGATCATGATCCTCAGCTTCGACAGCGGGCTCGTGATCAGAAGCGGCGATCGGATGCGTCTGCTCTCCTCGACTTCTGGTTCGATCTCGCAGATCGATCCATCGCCCCTCGGGGGAAGGCTCGGGCCGCACTCGTCGCCGCGCTCAAGGTGCACCTGGTGGACCACGCCGCCGGCGAGATCGAGACGATGATCCGCCACCTCGCTCAGGATTCCTGGTGGCGGGGTCGGCAGTCGGGAGGCCCTGATACGGACCTGTTCAGTAAGCGCCCGATCTCGTGGATGCGGAAGACGAAGGCCGCGGAGTTCGCAGACCGGGTCGAAGCTGCCAGGGAGTGGGCCCAGGCCGGTGCTCCCGAGGCTCGTAACGGCGACCCCGCGACCGCGACCTCGTGGCTCGGCTCCAACGCTGACTGGTTCCTGCGCCTCCGAGATCAGGCGACGTCCTACGGGACGGCGCTGGACGAGGCGACTCTGATCGATCGCGCAGCTTCGGCGCATCGGGCCATCCCCAACCCCCAAACCGCCGGCGAGCTTCTTTCCTGGCTGGAGACGCGATGAGCACCCACGAGATGACAGAGACGGAGCGCGCCGTCCTGGCGCTCGCTCTGCATGACCCGATGATGGTCGACCGCTCCCTCGCCCTCGGCGTGCTTCCGGAGCACTTCGCCACGCGCGGCCATCAGGCGCTCTGGTCGGGGATGGTCCTTGATCGCTCTGCCGGCTTCGGCCCCGACGAGACGACGCTCCTCGATCGTCACGAGCGAAGCGTCGGCAGCGGCATGCCGTTCGCCACCCTGGCGGATCTCAGCGACTCGATCCGAGCGCTCCGCACCTCGCGCCCGAAGGCGAAGCATCTGGAGGGGTACGTCCAACGCCTCTCCGAGCAGCGCGCCCGGGTCCATCTGCTGGAGATGGCGACGCTCGTTTCCTCGTTGATCGATGAGAACGGCGAGACGGGCGAGGCGATGCAGGAAGCGGAGAAGGGGCTCCTAGCGGCGGCGCAGAGCCGTAGGACGGGGTTCAGCTTCGCGCGGCTCGGGGAGTTGGTCGGGGAGACGTGGGACCACCACGACGCCGTCCTGCGCGGCGAGATCGAGGACACGGCCATCCGAACCGGCATCGGTCCCATCGATCGCATCCTGAAGCTCAAGCCGAAGCACTACTCGGTATGGGCCGCTCGCCCGTCGATGGGCAAGACGCAGGCCGCGTTCTCCGCGCTCCGCAACGCTGCCGGTCGAGGGACCCCGTCGCTCCTGATCTCGATCGAGATGGACCGGGAGTCCCTGGCGCAGCGGATCGTGGACGCGGAGAGCATGACCGCCGACCGGGACCGCGAAGAGGCGATCCGCTGGTGGGACCGGATCCCGCTCTACATTGACGACACCTCCACGACCCTTGACGAGGTGTGCTCCAGCATCCGCCTCCACGTGCTCAAGCACGGTGTGAAGCTCGTCGCCGTCGATTACATCCAGATCGTCCAGATGCCCTACAACCCGTCGCGGGAGCGGCAGATCGCGGAGGCGTCCAGGAGGTTCCAGGCGCTGGCGAAGGAGACGGGTATCGCGCTCGTCCTGCTCGCGCAGATCAACCGCGGTGTCGAGGCGCGTCCCGATAAGCGGCCGCTGATGAGCGACCTTCGAGAGTCGGGGGCGCTGGAACAGGACGCGGACTCCGTCGTGATGCTCTTTCGCCCGCTGTACTACGACAGCGCCGCCATCGCTCCGCACGAGCTTGAGGCCATCGTTCGGAAGCAGCGCAACGGCAGGACCGGCACCGCCTTCTGTCACTACGAGATCGGGAAGTGGGTCCAGAGCCCCCCGGGTGACTGGCGATGACCGGCGGCGAAGTCCTGGCCCGCATCCTCAAGATCGGGCGTCCGGATCTGGCAGCTGCCGCCTGGACCGAGATCGAGTGGGGCCGATGGGCGTCACGCATCTACGGAAACGCGGTGTCGCTGTCCGCACGGGGCTTGAAAGAGCCGCCCCTTGCCGCCCCCTGGACGCCGCCCACAAAGGCGCTCATCGCCGCGACGCTGGCGCGGAACAGGGCGCTCCTGGCAGCAGCCTTGGCCATCAGGGCGCACGAGATCGATCTCCCCGCGTCGGCGCGGTCGTGGGGAGCCCGCGCTGCGGAGCTCGGGATCACGGCCGACGACGAGCCCGACGTCCGACAGCTCCTGGCAGGGGTCGTCTGGTACGAGTGGGCGCAGCGACTGGCGACTAATTTCGCCGACCCCGAAGAAAGTCGGTGCGCTGATTAAAGCGGTCCCCTATAAATAGCCCATGAGCAACGCAATCGACGCCGCCGCCGCCTCCGCCAACCTCGACGCCGCTT